AAAATATAATCTTGGTGATAAATTTGATAATGCCAAAGAGGCAGAAAAATTTATCAGTGGAGTTTTAGACAAGCAAGGTTTACAAGGTTATCAATTAGAAATCAAACACGGATATCCTAAAAAGAAAGAAGTCAAAGAAGCACCTATCGAGATGGACCCCACTGATCCTATGGATCCTATGATATATGGTGCTGGAGGAAATCCAGCTAAACTGAAATATCGTATGATGAGAGCCGCTGGGCAAATCAAAGATTTAGCTAGTCGTGTAGATAATGCTAGCCCTAGCGAGTGGCAAACAATGGCTAGACAATTCGATGAATTAAAAATGAATGTAGAACAAATACGTCATGCGTTAGAAGAACTTGCTAAAGTTCGTAAAAAAGGCGGAATACGTAGTCGCGGAATTGATCCTATGTTAGATCATATAGAGAAATAAAATGAAAGCAAAAGAATTTATACCAACAAGTAAGCCTAGAAACTTTGTAGCTAAGAATCAAAAAACTGCAGGCGCAGGCGCCCATCGTGATAAGAAAAAAGAGCAGAAACAAGGTTACGAAAAACATAAAAGCAAAGATGTTACTGAAACCGAATTAAGAGATAAAGAAGATTTAATTGCAAAGCGAAAAGCACTTCAAGACTTGCAAATGGATCCTATTGCGTCGCAAGACAAAGAAATCAAACAGGCTATAATTCAACGTAAAAACGATTTAGAAAAAGAAGCAAAGAGTAAAGGTATGACAGAAAGAATTCGAGATCCGGAAGATTGGGATGAGGGTAACACTGAGCCTCCGAATAATTTTGCTGTTTACATCAACGGTAAGAAATGGAAAGTATTTCAAGGTCGTGGTCAATATGCCGACGACTATCGTGAAAAACAACACTATCAACAATTAAAAGATTGGGCTCGTAAAAAATCAGAAGCCACAGGTAAAAAGTGGGAAGTATACGTTACTGGCGAACCTGCTACAGCATAATGGAACTTAACGAATTAAAACGTCTTGCTGGTATTACAGAATTCAAAGGCTATCAACCCTATGAAGGTAGTAATATAAGTATTACTGGTAACGAAAAGCGTCAGATAGAAAAAAAGCATAACATACAGCCCGGAACTCCTGAATGGTTTCAACTGTGGTTTAGTTTGCCTTACATGACTGGCGAGAAACCAGTAGGAGATAAAAAATGGTTGAGATAAGTGAATCAGCAAAAGCAAAAGTTATAGATCTTCTTTTAGAAGAAAATAATCCTAATTTAAAATTAAGAACATTTGTCCAAGGTGGAGGATGCTCAGGATTTCAATACGGATTTACTTTTGACGAAGAACAAAATGAGGACGATTTTGAAATAGCATTAGATGATAAATGGAAAGTAGTTGTCGATGCTATGAGTATGCAGTACATGACTGGTGCTATTATAGATTATACAGAAGATTTATCTGGAGCGAATTTTAGCATAAAGAATCCCAATGCACAGACAACCTGTGGTTGTGGATCAAGTTTTTCGGTGTAACACATGAGAGCTCACGAATTTGTCACTGAGAAAAAGCGTAAGAAACATAAATCTCGTCAGGCTGCATACGGGCCAGGACCGTTTGGCGGGTATGGTTATTATGCAGGCTACAGCGGAGATTCAAGCGGTGATAATGGCGGTGGAGAAAGCGTAGAGCACGAAAACTTTGCCGATGGCAAAGTTAAGGGTAAAAGTCGCCCTGGTCGTGTAAAACGTTCAGGGGCTAGTTGCAACGGAAGTGTAACAGACTTACGTAAACGTGCCAAAAATGCATCTGGTGAGAAAGCTAAAATGTATCACTGGTGCGCTAATATGAAATCTGGACGTAATAAATAATAGATTATGAAATTAAAAGAAATATTAGAATCTGCTACTGTAGGAGCCACAAACGCCGGAAATGTAGGCACTGTGATTAACCCGCATATTAGCCCCGGAAAAGCCAGAGGTAAGAAAAGCTACACAGGTAGTCCAGGGAAAAGCGGAACTAAAGCTCCGCCGGAACCTAAGGTTTCTCAACCAAAAAACAAAGACGGTACAGCTAAAAACGCCTTAGATACACCAACTAGCTTGTTCGGTGAAGGTAATTTCATACAGAGATAAATATAATATGGACCTCGAAAAACCAAGACCAGACGATCACGAAGCAAAAATGGCAAGAGCCGATTGCTATAAATTGGCAGAATATTCTGCCAAATTATTTCAAATGATCAAAGAGGGTGAAGAATTAGACGGCTGGGTACAGGCTAAAATTACCAAAGCTGCTGATTATATTTCTAGCGTATATCATTACTTAGAGTATGAAAAAATGTCTAGAGAATCGATTAATTTAGGCCCTAGAGAATTCGAAGAAGCTGTTCAGGCTAAAGTAAAAGATAGCCTTACAGAACAATGGTTAAACAAAAAACAAGGAAACTGAAATGGATTTCAAATCACTTATTTCTAAAATCAGCTCATTAGACACACCAATTGAGTCAAAACCTGCTGCAGAGGCACAGGAAGTTCTAAGATTAGACGAAGACACAGAATTTAGAGTTCTGGCTGGTCTTACTCCTCTTACTGAATCTTTGATTGCTGAAAAGAAATTAACTAAAGCAGAAAAAGATAAAAAAGAAGAAGTAGTAAAGTCTATGAAAAAAGACAAAGACGGATTTGAAAAGAGATACGGTAAGCGAGGCGAAGAAGTTATGCATGCCACAGCTACTAAGGTCGCTAAGAAAAAAGAAGAATCTGTTGAAGGCGACGACGAAGCATTAAACGAATACCAATCTAAAGATGGTAAGTATGTTCACAAAGGCAAATACGGTTCAGATTACGACGGCAGCGATCATCAAGACGACCCTAAGAAAAAAGAAAAATCCGGTATGACTGGTGCTGAAAGACGCGAACAAAAATCTAAAGATAAAGAACAAGACAAAGCTTCTAAAGATTATGAAAAGAAACATGGTAAAGGTTCAGTGACTCGTCATAAGATGGAAGGCGCTGAATTAGACAAAGAAAATTTCCAAAAGAAATTTGATTCTATGGTAGAAGCTAAGAAAGAAAAAATGGCTAAGAAAGATAAGAAGATGGACGAAGGTTCGAAACCTGATTTCTTAGATCTTGACAAAGACGGCAACAAGAAAGAGCCAATGAAAAAAGCTGCTGCCGACAAAGGCGGAGATAAAAAAGACAGTGGTAAGAAAGGTATGAGTGCTGCACAGGCTAAGTACTTTGGAAAGAAAAACGAATCTGTCTCAACTTCAAAGAAAGTTGTTGCCGAATCCGTTGAAGCATCGTCAAACTTTAGAGAACTAATGAAACTTGTTATCGAAAGCGGCGGTCAGCAAGCTATCGATCCGTTAGACAAGGCATTGTTTGATTGGGCTACTAGAGTAGCACAGAGAAAGTTTACAGAATCAACTAAAGCAGAAGTTTATGCTGGCCTAGTATACGAAAGAATGGGTGGCCGTTTTGAAATGTACGATGTGTTAAGTGAAGAACAAAAATAAATTTAAGTTGGAAATAAAAAGCCAGTCCTAGGTTGACTGGCTTTTTTTATGACTATATAATTGTCTTATAAGGAGAATAGTATATGGCAAAAATGTATGGTCCTGAAGAACGAGCTAAACTAGAACGTCTCATCAATGAAGGTTCAAATGTTCTACGAGAAGTAGAGGATCTTCAAGAGGGTCTTAAAGAAACAGTTAAAGCAGTAGCTGAAGAACTACAAGTAAAACCTAGTATTATCAATAAGGCAATTAAGATTGCACACAAAGATAATTGGAAATCTCATGAAGAAGAATGGGATGAAATTGAAATGATCTTAGGTGTTACTAAACATTTGCCCGAGAAGGATTAAATGATTAATGAATTATTTAGACCTACACTAGAATGGATAAGAGATGATTGGCGTAGTCACCCGTTCCGTTTTATGGTGGAGATTGTCGCATGGGCTATATCGATTGGATGTAGCATCACTATGGCGCTCACTGTCCCCAATCCACCTTTACTTATTTTGTACCCTATTTGGATCGCTGGCTGTGCCATGTATGCTTGGGCTGCTCATACTAGGAAATCGTTTGGCATGTTGGCTAACTACCTGTTATTGGTAACCATAGATACCGTCGGATTAATCCGTATGTTATAAATAAATCTGTAAAAGATGGTAGGCGTGGCCATAAACCGCACATTTGGTATTTGCGAGCCCTAAGTCGCATATGGAGAAAAATTGAGTTACGTTGACGCATTCTATGATCGCAACGACGATATTATTCGTATCGTCGAACGAGACAGCAAAGGTAATAGGCATTATAAAGACTATCCTGCCAAACACCTTTTTTATTACAAAGATTCCAAAGGCAAGTTTACTTCTATACACGGAGATCCGTTGAATCGAGTTTCCTGTAAGAATATAAAAGAACTACGGAAAGAACTTGCAATCCATTCAAATAAAAAACTATACGAAAGTGATATTAATCCAATCTATCGCTGCCTAGAAGATAACTATCTCAATGCGGATGCACCTAAGCTAAATGTAGCCTGGTTCGATATTGAGGTGGACTTTGATCCAGAACGTGGCTACGCATCACCGGAAGATGCATTTATGCCTATCACTGCTATCGCTGTTCACTTACAATGGATGGACACTATGGTTTGTTTGGCAATTCCGCCAAAAACTATTTCAATGGCAGAGGCAAAACGTCAAGTTGAAGAATTTCCTAATACTATGCTGTTTGATAACGAAGCAGATATGTTAGACACATTCCTAGATCTAATTGAAGATGCAGATGTATTGTCGGGATGGAACAGCGAAGGTTTTGATATTCCCTATACCGTCAATAGAGTAACAAAAGTTTTAAGCAAAGAAGATACTCGTAGATTTTGTCTATGGAATCAGTTCCCAAAAAAGAGAGAATATGAAAAGTACGGAAAGGCGGCTGTTACTTATGATCTTGTTGGTCGTGTTCATCTAGATAGTCTCGAGTTGTACCGCAAATACACCTATGAAGAACGCCATACATACAGACTCGATGCTATCGGAGAAATGGAGATAGGCGAGAACAAGACTGTCTATGAAGGTACATTGGATCAACTTTATAACAATGACTTTAAAAAGTTTATCGAATATAACAGACAGGACTGTGCATTGCTAGATAAACTTGATAAGAAGTTAAAGTTTATGGATCTTGCTAATACACTGGCACACGAATGTACAGTATTATTACAGACTACTATGGGTGCGGTCGCCGTTACAGAACAAGCTATTATTAACGAAGCACATAAGCGTGGTATGATTGTGCCTAATCGTATCGGTCGTGACGAAAGTGTTAATACCCAGGCAGCAGGGGCATATGTTGCCTATCCTAAAAAAGGTATTCACGAATGGATTGGTTCGTTGGATATTAACTCGCTGTATCCTTCAGCGATTCGTGCGTTGAATATGGGGCCGGAAACTATCGTAGGTCAACTACGTGCAGATGGAACTAAGGCATATATCGAAGCAGAAATGGCTAAAGGAAAATCATTTGCATCAGCGTGGGAAGGCGTATTCGGATCACTAGAATATACCGCAGTAATGAATCGTGAGGTAGGAAGAGAAATCACTATCGACTGGGAGGACGGAGAAAATGATACTCTAAGTGCTGCTCAGATCTACGATTTGATATTTGAAAGTAATCAGCCTTGGATACTGTCAGCAAAT